AGGCAGAAAAGAAACCTGCTGCGAAAGCAACAACTAAAGAAGATAACGTTGATGCAAAAGGTAACAAGGATTCTTTAGAACCTGAAGCCAAAACAATTAAAAAGCCAAAGCCATCTCCAACGCAAGTTACTATCAAAGACAGTAATGGCAAAACTCTATCAATGACATTTAAAGAAATGTTAGATAAGGTTTCTACAGAGGAAGAATTGCTTGAGAGTCCCCAGCAAGAAATTCCAATGATGATGAAACAATTGCATTTCATTACTTATGCTTCTGAAGAGATTGGAGATTACCTTAAAACTGAAGGACAAGATCCTGAAGAATGGTGGCAGAATAAATTAGCTGAAGTATTCGGTAATGTTAAATCATTATATGCTTACGCTAAAGGCGATCAAATGGTTAACGGTAAACCTCTATCAGCTGCAAAGATGTATAAAGCGTCAAAGCAATACGAATCAATTGAAGTAGGATCATTTGAATTACAAAACGAAACAGTAATGGAAGTATCAGAAGAAGATGCAACTGTTTTAAATAAAATGTTCAGTGAATTAACAGAAACAAATACAAAAGAAATGTATAGTGTATTGGTTGCTGATGAAGCAGGCTACAACGAAATCCTCGAATTTGCGAAGGACAACGTATAATGCCAAGTATAATTAAAGTTAAAGGTACTGAAGCTGCAGTAACAACCGCTGATAATATTGGTTCAGCAACTCTCGTTAGATTGTTTAACGCAACTGCTGCAGGTATACTTATTACTCATAAGAATGTTGGCGGAGATGTTCTTGGTACATTTACTGCTGGTTCTGGTCAATCGTTTGTTAAGAAAGATTCAACAGATACCTTAACCGCTGCCACTTCAGTATTAATGGTTGGCGTTGCCCACTACACATAAAGGAAACTATTATGAATTTAATAACAGAATACAGAGAAGATTCCGTAGAAGTAATTACCGAAGCTAAAGACGACGGTAAAAAGAATTACTTTATTGAAGGAATTTTCATGCAAGGCGATCTAAAAAATCGCAATGGAAGAATTTATCCAAGTTCCACGTTAGAAAATGAAATGAAGAGATACAACAAAGAATTCATTGAAACTAAGCGTGCTCTTGGAGAATTAGGTCATCCTGATGGTCCTCAGATCAACGGAGATCGCGTTTCACATCTGATTACAGAAATGAGACGGGAAGATAACGATTTTTACGGTAAGGCTAAAATCTTATCAACACCTATGGGGGAAATCGTTAAAAGCCTATTAGATGAAGGCGTTAAGATCGGTGTTTCGACACGAGGTCTTGGTTCAGTCAAGGCAGGTAGAGATGGAGTAATGGAAGTTCAAAAAGACTTTCATCTTTCTACTGTTGATATTGTTACTGACCCTTCTGCACCAAATGCGTTCGTAAATGGAATCATGGAGAACGTAGAGTATTACTACGATATTGCTTCTGGAAATTGGAGAGCCACTCAAATGGTCGAAGAAATCCAGCAGAAGGTAGAAAAACAATATAGGACTGTAACAAAGACTATTGACGAAGCCGCGGCTGCTGGAATGTTCCAGAACTTTATCCGTACTTTGAAAAATTAATCTTTTATAAATAAAACAGTCGAATACAAAAAATTTATTATTTGTAGAAAAACAAATTAAAAAGGAGAAAATTATGTCAGACGTAAATAACGAAGCTTTCGTATCTGATGATGGCGTCTCTAGTGTACCTGCTGCAGTAACCCCTGAAGGTGGTGAAGGCAAAAAGGATAAACTAAAGAAAACCAAAACTGATGAACCTAAAGGAGCTGGAGAGAAAGTTAAAACACCAGCAACTGAAGAAGTTGAAGTTGATGCAGAAGTAGAAGTAGTTGAAGAAATCGTTATCGAATCTTCAATTGAATCTATCATCGAAGGCGAAGATTTATCTGAAGAATTCAAAGGCAAGATTAGTCTTGTATTTGAAGCCGCTTTAAACGAAGAAGTTAACAAAAGAACCGAAACAATCCGTGAAGAACTAACTAGATCTTTAGACGAGTCATTGGAAGAAGCAGTAACTGAGAAATTAGATACTATTACTGAAAATGTCGATAAGTATTTAGATTACGTTGTTTCAGAATGGATGTCAGAGAATGAGATCGCAATCGAATCCGGTATTAAGGTTGAGATGGCTGAGTCATTAATGACAGGTCTTAAGAACTTGTTTGTTGAACACAATGTTACTGTTTCAGAAGAAACTGTTGATGTTGTCGCAAACTTAGAAACAAATGTAGCTGAGTTGGAAGGGAAAGCCAATGATTTAGTAGCCGAGAACATCGACCTACAAAAAGAAATTGCCACTTTCAAATCAGAACAAAAATTTGACGAAATTTCAGAAGGACTATCTGCAAACCAGGTAGAACGTTTGAAAGTATTGTCTGAAAAGCTTGACGTTGTAGATCTTGATGCTTATGCAGAAAATCTAACAGTAATCAAGGAGTCATTCTTTAGTGATAAGCCTCTTGTTGAAAAACATGATGTTCAGAACGAGAGTGACGAAATTATTCTAGAGGAACAGGAAGTAATTAAACCATCTTCCGATTACGCCTCTATTAATTCTCTAGTTGAAGCTTTCAACACTAAGAAGTAATTAGAATAATTAATTATTTGGTTTATTTAACTTAATTTTAATTAAATATAAAGGAGATCCATAATGGATAACTATACAAGACTAGTGGAAAAGTGGGAGCCAATTCTAGGGCACGAATCTTTTTCACCAATTAACGATTCTCATCGTAAAGCAGTTACTGCTACTATCCTTGAGAACACAGAACGTGCACTAGCTGAAACTGGTGACCTTTCTGCAAACATGACTTCACTATTGTCAGAAGCTCCTGTTAACTCTGCCGGATCTGGTGGTTTTACTGGTGCATCAACTCCTGCAGGACCTGTTGCTGGTTACGATCCGATTCTTATCTCATTGGTAAGACGTGCTGTACCTAACATGATTGCATATGACATCTGTGGCGTTCAGCCTATGACTGGTCCTACAGGACTTATCTTCGCAATGCGCGCAAGATATGGTACTCAAGCCGATGCAGAATGTTTGTACGTCGAAGCCGATACTGAATTCTCTGGTACTGGTACTCACGCAAACGGCCTGCCTGCTGTTGGCGGAGCTGTTACTACTGGTACAGGTATGGATACTGGAGCTGCTGAAGCCTTAGGCGATGGTGGTGGTACTAACTACGCAGAAATGGCCTTCTCAATTGAGAAAGTAACTGTTGCTGCTAAGACTCGTGCTTTGAAAGCAGAATACACTACTGAGCTTGCTCAGGATCTTAAAGTTGTTCACGGCCTAGACGCTGAAACTGCATTGGCTAATATTCTTTAGACTGAAATCCTTTCAGAAATCAATCGTGAAGTTATTAGAACAATCCACGCAGTTGCTATTGCTGGTGCTTCAGGCGCTGCAACCCCAGGTACTTTTGATCTGGACGTTGATGCAAACGGTCGTTGGTCTGTTGAGAAGTTCAAAGGTCTAATGTTCCAAATCGAGCAAGAAGCTAACGCAATTGCTAAAGGAACTCGTCGTGGTAAAGGTAACTTGGTTATCTGTTCTTCTGACGTAGCCTCTGCTTTACAAATGGCTGGTGTATTGGATTACACTCCTGCTCTAAACAGCAACACTCTAGAAGTTGATGACAGTGGCAATACTTTTGCTGGTGTTCTTAACGGAAGATTCCGTGTTTATGTTGATCCATTCGCAGGCGCTAACTACCTAGTAGTTGGTTATAAGGGTTCATCTGCATTCGACGCAGGTTTATTCTATTGCCCATACGTTCCATTACAAATGGTTCGTGCTGTTGGTGAGAATAGCTTCCAACCAAAAATTGGTTTCAAAACCCGTTATGGTATGGTATCTAATCCATTCGCAAATGGTTCGGCTCAAGGTTCTGGTGCACTTACTGCTAACGCAAACGTGTATTACAGAAAAGTTACAATTGCTAACTTGTTCTAAACCTTGTTAAAATAATAAGAATCTAATTTTAATTAGACATTCTTTGGGCAACCTCTTCGGGGGTTGCCTTTTTTTATCTCTTGGAGAATGTAAATCATGACTATTGTATTTTGGGTTATTCTTGCCGTAGGAACTATCAGTGCAACGAATAACACGATTGAATTGAATAAGAAATGTAAAATAGAAGTAGAACAAGAAATTTCAGAAACTGTTCGCGAATGTAAACAGTATTACTTTGATACGAAAATCAAAAGCGGATGGTAAATAGAATTGGCAACTCAAGGGTTGCCTTTTTTATGCAGCGCAGTTTCTCCAAGGTTCGTAACAACCTTGTACACCGATAGCAGAATTATCACCACCTCTACCGTCCATGAATATTTCTAAATTAATAGCATCATAACATTCTGATGAAAATATCTCACCGACGAATTCAGTATCCAAATTAGTTTGGTAAATACCTTCTTGATAATTTACAGCACTAATTGGCTTTACTGCTAAATGGTGTGGAGTTACTTCTTTGATAATAGCGGTATATGTTAAACCGTCTTTTATGTATTTACAAGTATCGTTGTTGATTTCTATATAAGTTGTGTCTAACATAAAGCTTCAAACCTCTCTTCAACTATCTGCATTAATATTTCATCTCTGTCATCATCAGCGTGTAAACCTGTTTCAATGACAACATCCATTATGTCGTTTTCTAAAAGACCATCTTCATCCTGTTTAAGAACGTCAGTATGTATCTGTTCTACGATATCTGATTCATGTTGTAAATTCATAATACTCCTTTTATTTAATATACAACAATTATAATCTATATCATAATGAATGTCAATAGTTTTATGATAATAAAATGAATTATTTTCTTGAGAAGTATGTTCTTATTGTAAAGATGCGAATATAGGCAACCAGTGTCATTACTAGAGTCACTAGAGTGCCCAATATGACAGGTTCAGTTATACCTAGATGTTCTATATAGATATACAATAGAAGGAGGTTGAGAGGATAATTGATAGCCAATCCAGTGGCTATTTGAAAGGAAGTTTCTTTGTGGATTTGTTTTGTTGTCTGTTTCATATTAATTGTGAACCAAGTATTTGTCCTAGTTCTTTGTATTCCTTGAAGGGTGCAGATTGAACTGCTATTTTATTCGTCTCAAAGTTCTTTGCGATAATCTTTATGTTATCTCCATCGTAAACAGAAACACTACCTACTGGTGTTTGACAAGTTCCGTCTATTTCTTTGAGCATATACTTTTCAGCCATTGCCATATACCAAGTATTCCAATGATTCATATTTGATAGAGCGCCTTTCATACGATTATCAATTCTCATCTGCAAAGCAATAACACCTTGACCTGGAGCAGGCATCATATCAGCAGTTCCAAATAATCTACTTACTCTATGACTAAGCAACGCGGCATCAAGT